GAACAGCAAGAATCATTAACCGGTGCCAGAGAGAAGTTATCAAAACTAAACAATCTTCGTGGAAAAATCTCTCAAAAGGTAAGCACAATTACCAAGGAACATAAGTTTTTCACAGAAAATACGGTTTGTCCTACCTGTCAGCAGGATATAGAAGAAGAGTTTCGTGTAAATAGAATTAGTGACGCTCAAAATAAGGCAAAGGAACTGAAGGAAGGTTACGAGGAACTCGAAAACACCATTAAGTTTGAACAAGAACGAGAGCGTCAATTCAATTCCCTAACAAAGGAGATTACGAAACTAACGCATGACATTTCTCAAAACAATACTCGGATTAGCCTCAATCAACGACAGATCAGAGATCTCGAACATGAAATTCAAACTATTACCAGTAACCTACAGAACCGAAATACTGAACATGAGAAGCTAGAAGAGTTTAGAGAAAATCTCCAAAAGACAATTGAATACCTTTCAGACAAAAAACAAGAAATCGTACATTACGATTTTGCCTATTCCCTTCTAAGGGACGATGGTGTAAAAACGAAGATCATTAAGAAGTATCTTCCGTTCATAAATCAACAAGTAAATCGTTATCTTCAGATGATGGATTTCTACATCAACTTTAAACTTGATGAAGAATTTGGTGAAACTGTAGAGTCACCTATCCATGAACATTTTTCCTACAGTTCTTTCAGTGAAGGTGAAAAGATGAGAATTGATCTAGCATTACTTTTTACATGGAGGGAAGTCGCTAGACTCAAAAATTCTGTAAACACCAACTTGTTGATTATGGATGAAGTATTTGATTCATCACTCGATGGATTTGGAACCGAAGAATTCCTTAAGATTATTCGGTATGTAATCAAGGATGCTAACATCTTTGTAATCTCTCATAAATCAGACTTGCATGACAAATTTGAAAGTGTCCTCAAGTTCGATAAAATCAAAGGATTCTCGTGTATGGTATGAACTGGAAAGAAGAGTACAAACAGTTCACTGGCAACAAGAAAGAACTTGACTTGCTAGAGAACGGAGCAAAAAGTTTGGCAGAGTCATGGCATTTACAAGCCATGTATAATAAGTGGAAACGTATCAAAGGAATTTCCGATGAACACCCCTAACTGGCAGCATCACTCTAACAAAGAGCAGAAGCGAACTCTCAAACCTCAGATGATGAGGGCAAGGAGAGAAGCATTGAGACAATTTAAGAAGCGTCACAAGAACCGCCCTGATAAGGCGGTTTCGTCGTATTATGAGTCCATACGAACGGAACACTATGACAGTTTCACACGAGATCAAGTCGCAACTTGCTAAACTCCTGGCAACTGAAGATCTTGTTGTAGAGCACAAGAAAGTTGAGACTGCCTGCTTTAATGTCCATACTCGTGTGTTGACTCTTCCTATGTGGGAGAAAGCAGGCAATGAAGTTTATGATATGTTGGTCGCACATGAGGTAGGTCATGCACTGTATACACCCGACCGCAACTGGTTGAAAGAAACGAAGATTCCTCCACAGTTCGTAAACATTGTGGAGGATGTTCGTATTGAGAAGTTGATGAAACGTCGTTATCCTGGTCTTCCCAAGACCTTCTATGCTGGATACCAGGTTCTTGCCGAGGAAGATTTCTTTGGTGTTGAGTGTGATGATGTTACCAAGATGAACCTTGCAGATCGTGTGAATCTGTATTTCAAGATTGGTAACTTTATTGATGTTCCTTTTGGTGAAGACCTTGAGATGCCCATCCTTCGTATGATTGAAGGTTGTGAAGACTTTGATGATGTTCTTCTGGCAGCAAAGGCACTGTATACCTATTGCCAAAATCAACTGAATACTAATACGAAGACTGAAATGGATTCTCTGGAATCTCAGTCTGGCAGTCCAGATCCTTCACAAAATCAGCAAGGACTTGAGCAAGGAGATACTGATATCACTGACGATGGTGAATCTTCTACGGCAGAGTCTGGAGAGACTACTGAAATCGAAGAAGAAGAAGGACCTTGTGGTGGCACCAGTAATGATGTAGAAATCAAAACTGTAGAAGCACTCGAAAATGCAATCAAAGATCTTGCTTCTACTGATGGATATGAGAATGTCTATGTAGAAGTGCCGAAACTTGATCTTGAGAAGATTATTGTTCCCAACTCCACAATCCATCAGGAGTGTCGTGAAATGTGGGATGATTATCAATATCCAGAAACATTTAATGATGTTGATGCTGAGTTTGCAAAGTTTAGAAAATCCGCACAAAAGGAGGTGAATTACCTTGTCAAAGAATTCGAATGCCGTAAGTCCGCAGACTCTTATGCTCGTGCTACTGTTAGTAGGACTGGAGTGCTCGATACAGCTAAGTTACATACTTATCGATACAATGAAGACCTGTTTAAAAAAGTAACAACTCTTGCCGATGGTAAGAATCATGGTCTGGTCTTTGTCTTGGATTGGAGTGGTTCGATGGGAGATGTGTTGTTGGATACGGTCAAACAGATGTGTAATCTTGTTTGGTTCTGTAAGAAGGTTGGTATTCCTTTCGATGTTTATGCATTCACCAATGAGTATCCTTTGTTTACTTACAAGGAAGATGGTTCTCAGGATGTAAAGGACCTTTCATATGAAAAGAGGGACGGTGTGTTTTACATCAATGAGTGGTTCTCTATGATGAATTTCCTTACTCATAAAGTCAATACCAAAGAACTGGAAACTCAGATGAAGCATCTGTTCCGTCTGGCATATTATTTTGATCGCACCACTCGTTCTTATTATAATATTCCTCCCACTATGGGTCTCTCTGGTACACCACTGAATGAGACTATGATTGCTCTGCATCAAATTCTTCCTAAGTTTAAGAAGGAGAACAAGGTCCAGAAAGTTCAGTGTGTTGTGCTGACTGATGGTGAGGGATATCCTCCTAAGTTCCACCGTGAGATCCAACGTCATTGGGAGCACGAACCTTTCATTGGCACCGGTTCGATTGGACACAACTGCTTCCTTCGCAATCGCAAAACCGGTCACACTTATTCTATGGATGTTCAATGGAATAAGATGACTGATGTATTCTTGGAAGATCTCAAAACAACTTTCCCCGATGTAAACTTCATTGGTATTCGTGTTCTTGCTTCTCGTGATGCGGGAGCATTTATCAGGACTTACTGTGGATACAATGGAGAACTTCATGATAAAGTTATGAAGGACTGGAAGAAGCAAAGGTCATTCTCTATCAAAACTTCTGGTTACCATTCTTACTTTGGACTTTCTGGTAATGTTCTTTCCAGTGACTCTGAGTTTGATGTTGATGATGGTGCTACCAAAACCCAAATCAAATCTGCCTTTGTTAAAAGTCTCCGCACCAAGAAAATGAACAAGAAAATTCTTAATGAGTTTATTGAACTTGTTGCATGATAAATATTTTTATCTAATATTAATTGGTTCTAAAAAATGTCACTGTTTGCTAAAATAATGGCAGGTGGATCTGCACCTGAACCATCCCCAGAAGAAACAACGGTCTCCTCAGTTTCTGAAGAAACTTCTGATGATTTGGAAGAAGTTGCTCTCGAAACAGATATCTCTATTAAAGATATGAGTAAGGAAGAGTTGGAAGCTTATGGTAGAACTGTCGGTATCGAACTGGATAGGAGACACTCTAGGAAAAGACTGGTTCAAGAACTAGAAGAATACTTGGCCGATTCTTGAACTGTCCACTAGGCACCAACTCGGTGCCTTTTTTCTTGTATAATAACTTCAGTTAAACAAAACAACTAATGGGTCTCTCCAAAGAAGGCATTGTCAATTCTCTCCAGGATACGTATGGTGAGACTATTACTTCTGCCGAGATCAAAGCATGGTGTGCAATGAATGGTTGTAACTATCAAACCATTGCCAACAAACTTTCTGATTACAAAGTTGGACGTGGTAAGTGGAACCTGACTATCCAGGAGAAACTCGAACAAACTTATCAGGCACCTCCTGCTATGCCTGCCGTTGAGCAAAACCTTATCCCACAGAAAGATGATTCCTTCGTCAAGTTTGGCAACTTCAGTGATCTTAAAAAAATTATTCAGTCCCGTCTATTCTATCCGACGTTCATTACTGGTCTCTCTGGCAACGGCAAAACGTTCTCGGTTGAGCAAGCGTGTGCTCAGTTGGATCGGGAACTCATCCGTGTAAACATTACTATCGAAACAGATGAAGATGATCTTATTGGCGGTTTCCGCCTTGTTGATGGTGCCACAGTCTGGCATAACGGGCCCGTCATTGAGGCCCTCGAAAGAGGTGCTGTATTGCTCCTTGACGAAATCGACCTCGCTTCTAACAAAATTCTCTGTCT